TTCAGGCCGTAATCGCACAAGAGCGCCGAGATCGACCAAAAGCGCTCCAGCACATCGGTGTGGATCCAGAGCAGAACATCATGATTTTTGGCAATCTCCGCCGCGGCTTTGATGGCCGTTCCGTAATCCTTGCGCGCCTGGTTTGTCGCCACGATGCCGATCACAAACTTATTGGGCTCGATGGTGAAATCGGTATCGAACACGAGCCTGCCGAATTTGCGCCGCGCCTTGTCGCGTCCGCGCGGGCGCCATACTTTCGGATCGATGCCGTGAGGGAGCGAGTCAATCGTCTTTCCATCGCCGATCGTGCGCTCAACAATCCGCGCTGCCCATTCGCTATAGGCCAGAATGCGGTCAAATCCGCGTAATACCTCGCGCAGCAGGATTGAGAGCTTTCCGTTTGGCCCTTCTGCGTCGATGGCGCTGTAGGTCCACAGATCGAATGGCTTTTTCAGCAGAAACTTCTTGAGCTCTGGATTTGGGCAGTAAGGCTCCGGATGCGAGAGCCAGAGAAGGCGGGATGCGTCCCAGATCACCAGCAGGATCCCGTGTTGGCCTTGCGCGAATGCCTGCCAGATCAGCGGTAGCTCAGGTACGGTCCAATCTGGGATCTGGTCGATGCGGTGATGGAAGAATGGCGGATCGAATGGCAGGCCGGCGCCAGGCCCGATACAGCCCACGCGGAACACATCGCTCATGTGTTCATGAATGCGCACAGCCAATTCGCGGGTGATGCGCCCGAGGCCGGATGTGGCGTAGGGCGAATCCGAGAGGATCAGCAGCGGCGTGGGCATCAGTTCGGCCATCCCAGCCAGATCATCGAAATAAACCAGATCATCAGCATGAGAAAGACTCCCGCCGCCGCGCCCAGAATGATGAAGAAAGCCCACGCCAGCCACTTCATTTCTCCGCCTCTTTCAACACATCCTCGATGATCTCGCGCAGCAACGTGCGCAAGGGCTTATTCTTGGCCGCAGCCAGCCTGCGCGCCACTTCGAGCATGTCGTCGGTGATGCGAATGACTACAGGAACGCCGATTCGTCGCATGTCAGCGATCCCGCATCCCGTTGGTGTAGGTGTTGATGGTGTAGATTCCCACCATCCACAGCAAGGCAATGATTGAAGGTGCAAACAGGATGTACATGCGGATACCGTATCCCCAAGTGTATCCCCATGTCAAGTGCTATTATGCGGCAAGTTTAAGGAATTTTGCGCGCCCCATGTGGCTGATGGAACCGCGATAGTAAACCTTGGCTGGCCACTCCACCTGATCCAGGTCCACGATCACGTTCGCATCGCAGCGGCAGTTAGGCGCCCGGCCCGCGTGGTAATGCCCGAGCCGCGATTTCTCGCCTACAAGTGCCTCCGGCGCCGGAGGATCGGACCAGAACACGAGCACATGATCCATCTTGCGATGAGAGCTCCGCACGCGGGAATCCTCCGAGCTAAGCCATTCATATACAGGAAGATTCAGGTTCTTGGCCCGCGCTTCGCTGATGGATGTAGCAGCGCTTGCAACCTCAGTCCGCGCGAGCATTGCGATCCGCGAGCGCGTGATCTCCGGGAACCGCTGGCGTATATCCTTTGCTATTACTTCCGCGCGTTCGCCCCGCATCTGGCGCGTGGCAATCTGCGAAGCTACATCCTGCGCCAGATCCTGCGGGATCGACCGAATCAGCTTGGCATGATGCGCAACCAGCCCGCGCATGACCAGTCCCACAGGCCCTTGCATCTCCGTGCGCAGCAGGTCAAAGATGCGTTTGCCCTGGCTCGACTTGCGTGCAGCCTCGCGCCAGCTATTCGCATTCTGGACAGCCGTCTGCGTGACCATCGCCCGGGCCAGCCGGTCTGATGCCTGCATGACCTGCTCGCCGCCGCCGTTGCCCAAAAAGGCGAAAATCTCGTCCAGATTCACGCCTTTGTGCAGCTTCAGCCAGCGCTCCATAAGCCGATTGAGCGCGCGGCGGTACTCTTCCTCGATGCGCCGAGGACGGTGGAACGGAGGCATCTTCTCGCCTTACTGCGGTGTCGTGAACGATACCGCAACCGATTGCGTCAACTGTGCCGGCGGGGGCGGAGTCACGCCAACCAGGATGGTGAACGGCTGGGACCAGTTCGATACCACGCCATCCGTGTCTGTGATGGTGCAGGTCATGGTTCCCGTCACAGCGCCGGCTGTAGAGGCCGCGACACCGGTTACAGTCGCCGTCAGGCCATCGGCATTGAGAACCACGGTTGCCGAGGGATCGGAGAACGCATACGCAACGTTCGAGGGCACGCCGCCCGAGGCTGTAACGCCATCGGCCAGAAACTCTACAACTGATGCCTGCGAAGTCTGCCCGACATTGAGGGTAAGAGCATTGAGTGACATACCGAAATCTCCTGTGAAGCGAACCGCAACTGAGCGGGTAAGTTGTTTAGGTGCGAGACGCTGGTCAATCCGCTCCACCACTTTCAGGATACGTTCCAGCAAAGCGTGAGTGCGATGATCGAATTCCACGAAACCATCCTACTAGAACTGCTCACCGTCAGAATAGTTAAATCCCCGCATTTTGTTCCATGCGCGGTAAAACCATGAATCCTTGGCGCCTTTGACTTTCTGGGATTGCACGCCTGTCTTGCCTTCGGTAAACTCTTCCGTGCCAGCGCGCGCTTCCTCAGCCTCAATCTGGAGCGGAACCTGCACATCGTCATCCGCCTCCTCGATCATCTCATCGGTAATGTTCGTGCCAAGTTCCGTAACCTTAGATGCCGTCTGCAACTCACGCAGTGCAGTCTGGCGCCCGATAATCCCAGCGTTGAAGAGGCCGGTAATGCCATCCGATTGCGTTTTGCCGAGCTCAGCTTTCTCCTTCGCTGTCATGCTTCGGATCGGACAGAAGTTGTAATCGAGATCATCGGGAACCTGGCCCCAGGTGCTCATGCAAATGATCGGAATCAGTTTGTCCATGAGCGGCCGATCCTTCTGGTTGCGTTCCTGATCCGCGTTATCGTAGTACGCCTGCAAATCGCCTTCATTGCTTGAATTCAGGCCCGTTTGCGTCTCGCCAAACAGCCGCGAGACTGGGTAACCGCTTGCCCCACAGAGGCACATAATCTGCATTCGCATGACTTCGGAAAGCCCCGAGAATGAACAGGTATGCGTGAAAAGCTCCTCATTCTCGCCAAGTACAAGAAGCCCATTGGTGGTGATCGTTTCCGAGACCGCGGCAACACGCTGGAGGTAATCGTTCAACTGCTGCTGCGTGAGGCCTACGCCAGAGAGCATCTGCGCCAGCATGGGGTTCTGCATGGCAAAGACATTGGCGCGCGAGATCAGGTCAGCAACCGCGGCCATCCCGTAATCGTAGCGATTCAGCTCATCCAGGATGCACTCGATCTCGCTCATGCCCCAATAGGTTTCGATCTGCTTCTCGAACAACGGCAAGTCACGGCCCACAAACCGTAGGCAGCGGCTGTGATGCACGCGCAGATTCTGGCCGGCTTCGGTGTAAACATCGTAATACACAGGCAGGCCATATTCGGATGGATTATCGAGATCCCTGATGAGCTCGGAACTGGGGCTCATTCCGGACCAGCGATCGACCACGATCATGCCGCGGTAGCTGTCCAGGTCCACATCCTCGAGCGCCAGCGGTGCGGCGAGATCGTTGTGCCCCTTGAGGATGATGATTCCGAGCGCGCCGCCGAACAGCCGGCCCCATTTGCGGCCTTCGATGTACTTCTGGAGCGTTGCGGTATCTGCAATCACCTTGTCAAAGGCTGCAATTTCCTCGGGCGTAACCTGGCTGGTAAGTGTGGGAAATGCTTTCAGTTGATCTTGGGGTTTCGTATCCACAACTGAGCGGATGATCCAGGAGCCGCGATACATGAAAACGAGTTTCTGATAGTCGAGCGAGATGCGGAATGGAACATGCCGCCCGCCATTGGCCAGCGAAGTCGTGCCCCAACCCACGTTCGCAGCGGGATTCGAGTACATATCCTTGGCGCCGGATTGTTGCGGTGGGGCGGGAAGTCTAAGCTTTGCGGCTGCGCGTGCTTTGGCTATTGCGAGATCGGCCATGCGGCTATCTTACAACAGCCGGAATATCGGGATACATATGCGGATACGTTCAGCCGA